CCTTAACACATCATGTAAACATTATTATAAAAATTGTAATAATTATTCGGAACTTTTTTATAATGATCTCTTCTATTGACACATTCTTTAGACAAAAGGTTCTAGAGAATTATCGAACTCTGGAAAAACACTTACAAAGTCTGCCCATTGGGACGGAAATGTAATAGTGTGATTCAAAATAGACTTGACATCTTCAGATAAACTGGTGCTCAACATGGCAGTAGCGAGTGCAGTCTGTTTAAATATATCAGTCTCGTCTTCATCATCAGAAAAATCTTCTACTCCAAAATCATCTTCAAACTCATACTCTAATACATCTTCCATATTCCATCCTATGTCAATAGGAGCTTTTTCAGTGTTTCCTTGCATAATCTCGTTTATTGAAAACCCTGCTCTGTATGCTTCGACATCTTGTTCCATCTTAATTCTGACCTGAGACAACCACTGTACGTTTTGCTCTCTTGCTATAGCATAACGTATTTCGGAATTCAATGATTCAAGTCCACTGTGTCCAAATAAAAATAAAACATGCATTAAAATTGCAGATGGAATTTCTGTGTCTAAGAACAATTGTGAAATTCGTCTATATTCTTCTTCTGGATTGAATCTGACTATGTCTTCTGTTTCCTTCTTCTTTCTTAAAATTCTTGGATTGTCATACAAAATTTCTCCTTCAGTTCTATTGTTCAATATTTTGACTTGTTTTATGACTTCACGAACAATGGTCCAATTATCATCATCATAGCCAGATCTAAGTTGAACATCATTTAATGCAATTCTTCTACCCAGACTAGTTGAAGCTGAAGTAATAGCTCGTCTCAGATCAAGAAACGTGAACCTGTCTACTCCTATCATTTGTTTGAGCAAAGGTGTACTTGTTAAATCTAATCCAACAAAATCATTAGCTTTGCAGACTCTACCTTTATAGACATGTCTGACTAATGTTAAACTACCTCCAAATCTAGTATTTATTTTTAACGATATATGTTGATTAATTCTATGTTTCAATGTGAAATGATAAACTCTAGTTTTAAACATCATGCTAGTGTTTAAATTATGAGTATATATATAAGGGACTCTGGGTTCGATCATGTTTTTGGTAAAATTTATAGTGCATCCTGGTTCTCCCATTAATGTAGTTATAGGATTTGATAATTTCTCTATCCTGCTATCCTTTAGTTTTTGCATTGTCCATCTAGATACATCTCCTGGTATATTTTTAGAGTTTGACATGACTCTTTCTAAGGAATCTCCTTTAATTGAAAGTATCCATACTGAAGAACCACTTCTGACTGCTAAAAGGCCCTGATTATTGTCTTTAGTCTGCTCTTGTGCCCAATCTGCGAAAATTTTCTTAGAATCTCTTTCTAGAAGCATATCAACATATTCTTCTGTCAGAGTATTATTTTTGCAAAATTGTATTAAGACGTTATCTGCTATCTGCTCCTCAGTGAGAATTTCCTTTAGAGGATCTATGTTCAATTGTCTTATTATGTCTTTGCTTCTAAGACCAACATGAGTATTAATTAAAGCATCAATTATTCTTGAATTCCTCTCTGCTTCATCAGAAGTGATAAATAATGGACTCTTGACCTCAACATTAGTTCTTGGTAATTTGACTGCTCTAAGGTCTGTTGAGTACTTTATTAAATTTCTAATAACTTTTAGTGGAGAGTAAGATCTTCTAGCTGGACTTAAAGGTACAAGGGTTGTGCTCTTTGCCTCAGTTGACGAAATAAAGTCCCGTAGAGCTCTCATTCCAGAAAAAGGAAACAAAGCATTATTTTCAGAAATCGTCTCTTCAACTGAGTCTTTAATCCAAGGGAACAAGTCCAGATAATAATCTTTTGCTGTTTCGTATCTTCCCTCTGAATATGTAGTAGGAGTTCTCATATGCGGAGACTCAGGAAACCAGAAGACAGATAAGAAATCTTTTAGAGACATGGCTACATCTCTATCGACTTCATTTAAACGTATAGTTGATCGTCTTTTTGCAAGCAAGGAATTTATGGGAATTCTTTTCCAACTTCTAACTGAATCTATCAATATTGAAATCTCGTTATAAATTCTTCTCTTAGGAAAGTAAGTAGTTTCCATTATCCTAATTTTATGTGAATTCCAATAATCATCGATTTCTTTCCTAAGCACCTGATTCTGAAAAAGAACGTCAGACTCTTTCGTTATCAATGGCCTGTATTTTTCATCATATATTTCTTTTGCTTTCATATCAATCAATCTTGATCTTACTCTAGCAAACTTAGGCACTGTCAATTGACTTCTTATTTGGAACCCAGCTATCCAATCGTTTACATCTCTAGTAGTAACTCTTTCTCTGGCTTCTTTATTTGACAATGCTGTGTAGTCTTTTTTGAGCTTTTCAACTAGTAAAGTTTTTTCTTCTATTTCTCTATCGAAACTTATGACTTTCATTTCGTAAATCATTCTCACCGTTGCCAAATCAAGACATAAACCTAACAATGAAATTTGTCCGTTCTCCCATCTAGCTTTGTTCAGCAGAGGTTTGATCTTTATTGACACGGCGGCATTTTGAAGAATGTAGATTGAGCTACTTTCTACCTTCTGTGTGGTCTCATAATTAAAAGCGCTTGCGATTGCTGAATCTCTTGTCTTCTCATATAGAGTCAGATATGATTCTACAAGATCTTTGGATTTTCTACAGACTAACTCAGGTCTAAGTTTCATCACGCTATCAAAGTCTTTCATTTCTCCCATCCTCTTCATCATTTCTTTCCATTTCCTTTGTTTTCCCATTAAGACAGCTATTTTAAGATTAGGTTTACCAAACTCATCAATTTCGTAGTTTTTACTTATGTACAAAGACTTCAGGCTTTCTGAATATTCATTATTAGAATAATATCTTATGCACTCTTCATAGTCTAAGGACATGATTGGACAATCAAAATCTGCAAACAAAAAATTTCCTACTTCAGGGATCGGAACCAATTCTCTAGCAATTGAGTAAAGATCATACCATTTATTAGTTCCCATTCCTAGACAACTCTCAGAGATTATACATTGCTCTAATTGACATGCATTCAGTATGTCAAAATCTGCTCCGTTTTCTAACAGTGCTTTCCTACTCTCATAAAAATATCTGAGTCTAGACGCTAAATCATCAACAGCTGCCACTTTGCATGCTGGATACAAGAATTTAACTAAAGGAGTAGTGACAGAATTTGCTACTGTCCAAATGGAATTAAATTCTTCTTTTAAAGAGAAATCTGGTCCTACAGATTTTGCAGTTGAATATATCATGTTATAATGTCTAGACAACTCTCTAGCTAGGTAACTAGCTAAGTTTATGAGATATTGACAATAGATGGTGAGTTCCTTTAGTTGAGCAGGACTAACTTTCTCATCATCATAAACAAAAGCTCGAATTACTGAAGAATCATCAGATGACACTTTCCAACATTCGTCTAAATAATCAAGTCTAGAGTCACGTATGAAAGTTTTAGTCTTCTTGTCCACTCTAAGCCGTTCTCGTATCAGATTCTCGCAATAGTCCTTTATGGCATACGCGTTCCCACTAGCAGCTAAACTGCTTGTATAATGTAATATTCCTTGCATCATATTACTTATATTTATGATCCATACTCCTTCTTCTTCTGTTAACCAATTTTCTTTGTTTTCACCAATAAATTCCTTATTCAGAGCGATTAAAGTTTCAGTCAATGATAGACTTTTCCTAGAATTTATCCATGACATTAATATTGTTAATGGAATTTGGATTCTCTTTAAAGTTACCTGATTTAAGATATTCAAAAGAGTATTTAAAGTCATCTCTATTAATCTGTCGTCATCAGATAGTATGTTAGTGTACATACATCCAAACATTCTCATCATGAACTGTTGGCACCACTGAGTCATGTCGTTTGAATCAATTCCTACAACT